TGAACGATGCTCTAAAAATATTTGTAAATCAATGATGTTTTTTCGAACATTAGACGAATTGGGCAGCCAATTTGTACAGGCTTGCGATTTTTGGTCGCAAGCCTTTGTTTTTTCTTGCGTTTTTGCGGTTCGAATTGATGAGTTTTCGGGAGATTTTAAATTGTCCGTTTTTTCGCTGTAACCGTTGCCGGACAACGGTTCGGAGTGATTTCCTCCCGAGTTCGAATTCATCTCCATTTTGGAAAAAGGAAAGTTCAGTTTATAATAAATTGTGCCTTCTTTTATTTGCAGGCTTTCAAAAATGAAGCGCATTAAGAGTCGTTTTTGGCTAATATCTTTGCTTTTGTGAAAAAGCTCTTTTGAGGCCGAAGCTATTTCAAACAAACCGATCAACGTTTCGTTAAAGTCGTCGTCAGCTTTGCCGTGGACTTTTAATTTATCCCGGGTTCGTTCGATATTGAGCTGGAGTTCAGCTCTTTTGTCTTCGTATTGTTCTTTTGAAAGCTCGCCGTCCAGGCGCATGTTTAATAATGTATCAAGCCTCTGTTGTGCTCTGGTGATTTCTGCGTTTAATCGGCCGATTTCGCGGTTGCGAAACTCAATTTCCGCACTTTTGGAGTTTATCAGGTGCGTTTTGAGGTCACGAAGAGCTTGTTCCGGTATGTGAATGCCGCCTAAAATATATTCAATTTGATCTGTGATGTCCTGTTCGGGGATGTATAAACGGGTACCGTCTTGTTTGTAGCAGACGAGATAATAGAACTTTTTCTTTTTGATCTCATTTGGGCAGGTTTTGCCGCTGTTCATGCATGTGATTAATCCCCGGTACAGGAAAGGGATATCTCCGTGTTTGAACGGCTTGCTGGTTGTCTTTCCTCGCCACATCTGGCATTGATCAAAAAGTTCTTTGGTAATGATAGGTTCATAAATATGCCGGATCAGACGTCCTTTGGAGTTCATCTCTCCATAATAAAAAGGATTGTCAAGAATTGTGGTTAATGTTGTGTTGACAATTTTTTTGCCGGTTCTGGATTTCAAACCGATGGAATCGGCGTATCTGGCTAATTCGTGAATACTTATTCCGCCTAAGGAATAGCGTTCAAAAAGTAAACGAATTTTGGTCGCGTCCGGTTCTTTGGGGCGAATACTGTGTTTGCCGTTTTCGTCGATAAAATTTTCGTATCCTGTGGGAGCGGCGCCGGACATTTCTCCGTTTTTAATTTTATAGTCAATGCTGCGCCGGACGTTTTCTGAAAGTTGCAAAACATAGGATTTTGCCCCCATGACTGAAAAGTCCCAACGCATAATGTCGCTTGAGCTTGAGTTTTTGCCGATAATCATTCCTTCCCGATAAAAATGAAGCTCGATTTTTTCTTGCCGGATCAAATCGTCCAGCATGACACTTTCTTTGAAAGAGCGCTGCACGCGATCGACGGCGTCAGCAATAATGGCAATTTTTTCAGGATATGATTTGCAGAAGTCGATCATCTGCATAAATTCTTTGCGCTTGCCGCGCGTTGAACTTTCTATGATTTGAAATGTTTGGATAACGGTTAGATTTTTGCGTTTAGCATATTCTGACAGGCGTGTACTTTGGGCGGGCAGACTGTGTCCCTCCTCCTGCTCCTTGGTCGATACTCTTGTTAATATGACCGCTTTCACGCAATATCTCCATCCGCATGTTTAAAAGGCATGTAACCGCACCGGAAAGGTAACGTACCCCTTTTTCGAGTTCTTCTTTGGATAAAGGACTCGTTGAGAGGTTTTGTAATGTTATTTCAAGTGCGGTTTTCATTTTATTATTTTTGTTGATAAAAACAAGTTTAAAATTTAACGGAGAAATGCAAACAATATGCCGTCAAATATTCCCATTTCGAGAACGCCGGCGATAAGATACATTGCGTTTTTCTCGGACAGGCTCTCATCATTACAGATAGTTCGGCAAATATTGAAGATGTTAAAACAATGGATGATCATTTTTTATCCTCGTAAAAAGTTACTTCATCTTTGCGGACAGGACGGCAGTTTTTCATTGAAACCAGATTAAAACCTATTAACCCACAAAATTTTTTATCAAGCAATTGTTGCAAATACCCAATATATGTACATTTATCATCATCCCAAAACCAGCAAAGGCATTTGTTCTTAATGATGTAGTCCCAGTCAGGCTCGGGCTCTTTATAAAATTCCCAACCGTCATACGAAAGAGCTTTAACAGAAAAACTATACATAGCTTGATTGTTCTGGTCGTAAATACGTCCATCCTTATAATAAGAATAATCTCTTTTATCCCAGCTTTTCTTTCTAATCTTGGCCCCTTTTCTGAACTCGGGCAGCAGTTCTTCTAAATATGCCATTAGTCTTCCTCCTCCTCTTTTACTTTTCGCCAAAACAGTGCTTCCTGTTCAGTTCCTGAACAATCCCCGCTTTCGTTCAACGTCCATAAATCCCACTCTTCAAACTCGCTGATTGTGGTTGAATTGTAAAACCTATTTTGTAGACTATCGGCAAATTTTCTGTGCATTTCAGAGGCTTTGTTTTGGTAGTATTGAGCTTTACTTAATAATTTTTGCTCGTGCTGTGTTAATCCATATTTTTTACGCATTTCTCAATCTCCTTTAATGCTTGCTGGGCAACTGCTCCGTCTACATAAGAGCACTGGTGCATTGTACATAAATCATAAGTTCTTCTGTTTGCATAATATTTCAAAGCCTTAACGGCAATCGAAAGCTTTTTCTCAAGTTCAATCTCTCGGTCGGTTTTAGTCATCTAATGCGCTCCCCAAGTTCAATATCAAAAACAAGGCCGTCAATATGCAAGTCGGTGTTTTTACCGTCTACAAGGCGAATATTGTCGATTTTAAAAGTCATACGTTCAGGGTTTTTCCGATATGCTTTTTGAAACTGGACAAAGTACCCTTGTGAAAACTCAAATTTCTGCAATCTGTTTTCCCAATAAGGGGTGAAATTTCTGTATTCGTGAGTTTTATGCCCGGATTTAATTTCTTCAAACCAATGGTCAGTTAGGACAAGTTTAAGCGGTTTCATTTTTCTTCCCTTTCGATTTTCTGGCTTTCATCAAATCGTTATATTGCTCGTGAGATAACAGCCGTTGTTCTCCGTCGTCGGTTTCGACAATGACGCCGTTTCTTTTGTCAGTTTTCCAAAATCCAACAAGACGGAAATGGGGAGACAATTCTTTTGCTATAGCGACGCAGACTTTTTGCGGTACCCCCCACATCTGTGCTTCCTCTTCTGTCGGATAGACAATGAAAGCGTTTCGGTTGAACAAAAATATGGGGGAAACAACGTAACCAGTGATTATGTTTGTCATCTTTCTTATCCTTCCAAAATTTTAATTTCCTCATCAGAGAGCGGGCGGTATGTCGCAAGCATTTCTCACGCAATCATAGCCGACATACATGCCGCACAAACAAAATGTCCCCATCACAAAGCATATCGGCATTAAGAATCTTGCAGTAGGATCATACAAGAAAGCTTTTTTATCCCACGAGCCTTCCTTCCAGTCTGCTGTCAGTTCTTCGGGGGTTTTTGTCATTTGTTTGCTCCGATCGCTTTAATTATCTGCTCCATTAGTCTTTTTTGGAGGTCTGTTTTAATGAAAGTTTTTCGGCTGCAACATCCACATTGATAAGAAAATTCGTCTTCATTTAATAAAAAGCTTCCATTTTCAGTATCGTAAACATAATAACAACCAAACTTTTGCCAACCGTATTCTTCTGCTAGTTTATCCATCATCGTTACCTTTCAAAAAAGTTGCCCGGGATTTCCCAGAACTCCTTACTCAAGCTCCGCCTTATTCGGCATATTCAGGCGGAATCCCGCGGGGCGCCAATGCCGCAATCCGGGTTAATTCCAGTTTATCCCCCGGCGCGTCCTGCCTTATTGAGTATTCGGCAGCACCCCGAATTGTCTTAATCCTCGTCTTGTTCCTCGCCAATATATACAACTTCAATAAAACTGGTGGCAACATCGTCAACGTCCCAATCACAAGTTGAAACCTTATCTATTGCCAACTTTTTCGCCTCTTCTTTGTTGTCTGTATTAACGGTAATAGTTGCACTAACATCCGCCGTTGCGTTTAGGCAAACCGAGAATCTCCGCTTTTTCGTTATTTCGCGCCCCATAGGCTCTTCGTAGAGTTCCCAATCATCCGCTGTTATTTCGTTAGGCTTAATAAAATAAACATCGCCATATTCATCTTTTGCGTAAACTCCAGATAGTTTAATATACTTTCCGTCTCTCCAATCCTTTCTTCTAATCTTAGCCCCTTTTTTGAACTCGGGCAGAAGTTCTTCTAAATACGACATTGTTCTAAATCCTTTCCATGTCATAAAAAGCACCGGTTACTGTACCGATTAACCACAGAGCGTTAACGTTCCATGTCGCGGTTTCTGCTTCGTTTCGAATCTCATTTAAAGCCTTAAGAGCAATCTTCAGCTTTTTCTCAAGCTCAATTTCTTGCTTGGTCTTAAAGCCTGCTTTGCCGCAGTCTATATTCGTAAGCCCGCAGGTCGGGCAAATAAAATTACTCATCTTTATTTTTCTCCTGTAATTTGTTGAAAAACATATAATCCCAACTCAGGCTTAACGCAGTTTCTAAGCACTTGTCGCTTTTCAATTCCTTGAAAAGTATATTTTTTTAGGTTTATTCCATAGTTTTTTTCTTTAAAAGTGTTGCTTGATTGGATTCTATCACATTCAAAATAGTTCCCTAAAATAAATTTATTACTCCAGAAATGATGTCGCTGAATTGTGAATTTAGGTTGAATTAATGGCTTATAAAATGGGATAACATTTTCAACCACCCAGTCACATTTTGCATAACTACTTAAAAAGATAATCTCCTGCCAAAGCTTCATGTCCGGATATATGGGATGTACATTTTTTAATACATAATCACTTTGGGCAACACTATATCTTGCTCTGCTATGACTTTGACATGGTGGACTAGACCAAATAAAATCAAACTCATGGTAATGGTCTAATAGATATTGGTGTGCGTCGCCGACGACCACGTGGTCGTTTGGGAAAAAGTCCTGATAAATTGCAGCTATCTCCAGACGCAGCTCTACGGCGGTTATTTCGTGATCATTTCCCCACAATTTGCGATTTCCACCTATACCGGCATAAAGATTAAGTATTTTCATTGTTTTCCTTTACTGTCGGGGCGGGGTGGCCGCCCCGGGGTGTATCAATGTTATTTGGCCATTTGGTTTGACAAATTATAAAGCGACTGCAAGCCGATTGCGTCAAACGGGTTGGCGGAGTTTCCGTCAGAGCCGCCGGCAACAATCATGTTTGCCGGGAATTTGACAGAGGCGACAGCCTGAGCAATGCCGACCTTGGTTTTGTATTCCGCATGAACCCCACAGGTTACAAGCAACGATAATGCCGATAATGACGACGATGGCGGCAATAATTTCCTTCATTTTTTATCCTTTCATTTGATTTTTTTATAATCTCTGTATGCTTTTTTAACTGAGGCATACACACTCAGAAACGCGCTTTTGAAGAGCCAGCAAAAGCTGATTAAAAGCAGGAATATTTTAAATATCTGAACCACATTGGTTATCCTTTCAAATTGGGCGGAGGGGTTGGGAATTACACCCAACACGAGCAAGAGTCCTATCGTAACTGTCCTATCTAAGCTCTTTTCCAGCAACACATGTTAC